ATAGCTGCATATGCTGATCTATCTATCTTTGTTAAAGATATATCTTGTGTATTTGAAGTGTTAGACGCAGCTGCTGTTGAGGATATAAATGCTTCCAAGACATCATTTACATCTGATGAAACTGTATAAGAAGCTTGTCCTGCCACTAAAGCATTTTCATCTTGTTCAACTTTCCAAAGATGTATGCCCCTATTACCCCACTCTGCAAACAATAAGTTTAGAGATCTTCTAGCAGATTTTAAATCATAACCTGAACTAGTTACAATTGCACATCTCTCATATGCCTCTTGTATAATGTCATCTATGTTTAAATCAAATCCTGTAGTCCCAGATGTAGCCATTATAATATATCCTTATAGTAATCCATTAATCCACCACCCTTTTTCTTAACAACTTTCTCCAGAGCTTTTGCTTGTCCTGCATGTGCTTTAGATGCTTTTTTCAATTTAGCAGCTACAGTTTTAATTGTAGACTCACCACCATTTTTAAATTTTCTTTTCTTAAAAGGTGATTCCGATGGTCTCTGTGGCTCTGGTCTTACAGGCATTTGTACACGTTTGCCTCTTTTTCTAGTCCTTCTAGGGTCAATAAGTTTTACTGGTTCAAAACCACGAGAGCCCACTTTCATCGGTCTTTCAGTTATAGCAACTCTTGAACCTTTACCTAAATCAGATTTAATTTTAGCAGCTTCAGCTTTTAAATTTACTTGATCAGTTGTTTTTTTTGATGCTACTCTAATACGATTACCTCTCTTTTGAAATCCAGTAATAAATCTTGTTTCTGGGTCATAAGCATCAGGTTGTGTTGTTAATCTTTTTACGTTTTGAGCAGCTGTTGCTGTCATCTCTTTTTTCTTTTTTGCATATTTTCCACCATAAGGTTGCATTTCTGCAAAAGTTTTTGGTGATCCCGAAGATAATGTCATTACACCTTTAGGAGCTTTACCATAACTTTTAAATATATCACTCATTCTTCCTCCCACTTTTGGTTTTGATTTAGGTAATTTACCTTTATCTCTTCTTTCAGCTGCATCAGCTTTATCAAAAGCTTTCATCGCCTCTCCTTTAGAAATTACTTTACCTTTTTTATCTTTATAAACTACACCATTTTCTCCAGTCCCTTTTTTTAAACCAGGAAGTTTTGGTTGTCTTCTAATTTCTTTAAATTTATCTAATACTTTTTGTAATCTTTTTGGATCATTGCCAATAGCTTTTAATAATAATTTTGGTATATTTTTACCAATCATACCTGATCTATTTCTTCTGCTCATAATTTAAATCCTTTTAACATATCCCCATAATAATTGACTAGACTATCGTTACTTACTTTCCTACCTGCTATTTCAGATTTCATATAAGATCCAATATATTTTTCACGTTGTGCATCTCCTGGAGCTTTTGTAGTGGTTTGACTAAACATAGCTCTACCCATGGCAGCTTTTTCAACACCTTTTATTTTGCCTTTATTTTTTGTGGCATAAAAAATAGCAGTGCCTTTTTTCTTACCATATTGCTCCTGCATAGAGCTCATGATTTTTTTACCTTTTTTATTTAATGGCACTAGTCCTCCTTTTTAGCGGCCGCTTTGAGAGCATTAGTCTCCTTTTTGCGGTTGTACAACTTCTTTGAGTTTATCACTTTTGAACGGAATGTTCTAGACCTTACGAGTTTTGCGTATGGATTCTTTTGCTTTTCTTGCAATATTAACTACCTCTGTTTTACCCATAACCTTAGCTCTTTGTTCCATTACTGTTAATATTTGTATTTTCCTTGCAAACGGTTTAGATACCTTTTTAACTTTTGCAGCAGTCGCACGAGCATCAGCAGGAGTCGCAAACTTAATTCTAACAGTATCTTTAGGATTCTCATCTGTGTATAATCTCCTATCAGAGCCTTTTGGTTTTTTTCCAGTTCCAACTAATGGATCTCTTTTTTTCATAATTATAAGTCTGTTGCGTTTCCTATCACAGGTTTGTATTTTGTTTTACCATCTTCTTTGTAAGCTCTCAACAATTGTTTTCTTGGATTATCAGCTACCCAAGAACAGTGGACCCATCCGCTGTTGGGTTCTCCAGGAGTGAAGAACTCTAATATCATTTGGTCCCAATCGAGGTTTGCTTTGATCCAATCAAAAACTTCAGCGTTGCTCGTGCCCAGACATTCGAAATCAACCGCTTCAGCACGGGTATGTTGTGATTTTAAACTGCTACCTATTTTTAGGCACAGCTCAGGGGAACGGAAACAGCTAGTAACCGTAACTCTGCCAAAGTGATCACGCACTGGTTGTAGAATATTTTCACAAAGTAATTTTAATTTTTCTATTTGATCTGCGTTTGGATTATTATCAATACCAAGCCTGATGGCTGTATCTGATTTGATAAGCTCTGAAAGGCTAAAGTTCCGTGTTAATTTCATTATTGTCTCCTTTATCTGATACCCATGTTTGTATACTTAATCTAGGATGTGTCTTTTTTAAATTTGAGTTTACCTTATGTTTAAGACCAGATTCAACAATAACCACTGAATTTCCTTTGATTGGTATAAAACCTGAACCTAAATTAGATTTAAACATAAATTCACCGCCCCAAGACTCGTGCCATGTTTTATTAAAATAATACGTTACAGCATATTTTCTACCTTCATCATTAGAATCATTATGCCATCCTAAATGATTACCATATTCAAATTTTCTAATATGACTGTGAAAATTCATTTTTTTAAAATCAATAAAACTATTGTATTTTAACAATGTATGAAAAATAAAAAAAAATTTAGAATCTATACCATTTTCATTTTGACCGAATGAATATGAATTATCCTCTTCTTCCTCTTTAAATTTTCTCCAGGTTATTTTAGTTTTATTCATACCTTTACTATTTCTTATTTTTATTACATTTTTGTACATTCTTTTGTACTCATGTTCTGGCAAAAAATTGTGTATCCAAAAAAGTTTGTCGTGAAAGTTAAACGCTAGGTTCATCCTTTTCTTCCATTTGATAAAACATTTTATCAGAATCCTCCGTTACCATTTTCGTAGCTTCCGCATCCCAGTAAGTAGTTTGGACTTTATAGTCTGGCCAACTTGTGTCAGTAGTAAAACTATTAATGTGCCAAAGAAGGCGATTGTTAGGCTGAGCTGCGTAATTACCGTTATCAAGAGCCAATATATGTGCACACTTATGTTCTTGAGGAATTTCAGAATGCTCAGTATCCAATATGTTAGTATCCGGATGAGCCCAATCAATCGTGAATAAATATTGTCCATGATAAAATTTTTTATCTAATCCTAAAAATTTTCCGTTTACACCATCCAACCAATCAAAGCAATGAACACTAGGCCAATAACTAAAACAATTCCACAGTTCCAACTGCTGCGTTGACATATCGGGCACCTTGGCTCTGTCATACGATTTTTGGAAAAACGCTGAGATAGGCAGTCTCCAATAACACGCACCGTTGGGTAACATGATATTAAATAAGATTGCACGACCTGAAATAGATGTGATGCCAAAGATAACACACTCTTCAGTTTCTCCGTGATGTTCTTTAAGATCATACAAATATTCCTTCCTTAATTTACAATATATAGGAGGGATGTTAGCATTTAAATAAGCCATTACTCCAATATTAACTTTTTAATTGATAAAGATCCATCAATATTTGATTCTAATTCTGCTTTACCACGCCAACATTTATAAGTTACAGATTCATTATATTGTCTTTCAGCTTCACGTTTATGTCGAAGGCACACAGCCATCGATTTTTGAATACGAGCTTCTTTAATTTCTCCATTTATAAACATAAGTAATCCTACGACAGCCTCAATCATTATACGCTCCATTCTTGTATCCTAAATCTCTGTTGGCATCTTTTAATTCTTCTATGTCTTCTAAAACCTTGTCCATTTGCTTTCTTAAAAACTCAATATTAACTTTGTTTAACGCCATGTTTTCTATATGTTTATTTAATTTATCCGTGGTCTTATAAAGATCTTCGATCATCATGAACTGCTCAGAATCAGCGGGCAATGAACCTAGT